ATATTGATCGCAAACGAGAGGATCAGCATCGAAGCCGCGATGAACGGCATACGAGCGATACCCTTACCGCTGGCGATCTTATCCATCACCGTAAGAGCCGTCATCATGATCGTGAAGGTCGTAGCAAGCGCCGTAACAGAGCTCACGAGACGATCCGGATCGATCTGCGACATCACCAGAAGGGCCAGAGCAAGCACACCAATAGCGATAGCGATCTTGAGGACCGCCTCCGCCTTCAGTCGAGCTTCCATACCAGCGAGAACGCCGGTAAGCCCATCAAGAGCCCCCGCGACGCTATCAACAATCCCGCTGAGGTCAGCGAAGATGTTCTTGACGTCGTTGAATGCCCTAAATATGGCAATGACAAAGCCACCCAGGACGCCCGCATTGAGAGCAGCCAGAACAGCAGTCGGATCGATGTTCGCGAACGCCGCATCTGCACCCTCAGAGAACCCTGCGAAGAAGGCCTCAAATGCGGCAGCGATGTCCTTGATGAACTGTCCGATCTCAGTCATGAAGTCCATGACACCAGACCAGGAGTTACCCAGGTTCACACCAGCAGCATCGTACTGAGCCTGGAACCAGTCCATGACGCCCTGCCAAACGCCTTGAACGTTACGAGCCAGATTCATGATCGGCTCGAGAGCTCCATCGAACATGTTGCCGATGCCGGAGTAGTCGCCCTCGATGAGCTTCCGAATGACCTCTTGAAGGAAGGTGAGTCCGGTCAGAAGACCACCGACAACGACATCCTTGAGGTGGATGAGCGTGTTGGTGAAGTCCTCAATGCCCTGTCCGCTTTCCTCCGTGTCTCCACCGAGCTCAGAGAACCAGTCAACAAGCGGGGCCAGCAGACCGAAGAGTCCGCCGAGAATGCTGAATAGAGATCCGAAGGTCGAGAAGAGGAAGCTGATTCCGGCACCAAGAATATCAGTGCCGAACTTGAGTCCCTTGAACAGGTTGACAAACACATCGTGAAGGCGCTCGGAGCCATCTGCGCCGATCATCAGACCTTCAGTGAAGCTTCGAATGCCTGCTGAGATGCGGAGAAGGGTGATACCGAGCCGAGGCGGGAATACCTCAGCCCAGGCCTCCCCGATGGGCGTGATGACCTGCATGAGAGCCGTAAAGGCGTTGTGAAGAGACTGAATGATCGCGTCGCGACCACCGTTATCCTTCCAGATGGACAGCTGAGCGTTACGAGCCTCAGCAGACCGGCCGATCATGCCTCCGACGATATCGCTGATCTCTGTAAACAGAGACCGAGCCTCCTCGAAGTCACCAAGAACGATCTGCCAGGACTGAGCCCAACCAGAAGCCGTAGCTTCCGACAGAGTACCCATGAGCTGCGTAAAGGTCTTGACCTTCTGGGCAGCATCGTTGGCGATCTGGCCGAGTTCGAGGGTTGCAGCGATCTGCTCCTCGGTGTAGCCCAGCTGACGAAGACCCTCTGCGCTCATGTCGCCCGTGAACTTGTCAAGGGTCTGCGTCATGATGTCAGAAGTAAGCCATCCCTCAGACAGAGTCTCTCGGAAGGTGCCGTGCTTATCCAGCAGGCTGTCCACAGCGATGCCGTTGACGCGTGCGGTCTCGAGCAGCGAGTTGCGGAACGCTTCCGTAGCCATACCGGCGTTCTCGAGGCTCATCCAGTCCTGTAGACGGACCGTACCAGAGCTCATAGCCTGAGACATCTGATACATGGCCACAGATGCCTGCTGAGAGTTAGTACCAGCAAGCGCGGCAACGTTAGACAGACCCTTAATAGCCGCCACAGACGTGTCCAGGCTCAGACCGGCAGCCGTGAAGGTACCGATGCTCCTGGTCATCTCACCGAAGTTGTAGATGGTCTTATCTGCGTAGGTGTTCAGCTCGGCGAGTGCGGCATTGATCTCGTCCATGGTGGTACCCTTGGACGCCGTGTTGGCCTGAATCGTCTGAATCGAGTTGATCTGCGTCTCATACTCCCTCAGGCCCTCCATGGGCTGGGTAAATACGAGGTCTCGAGCCATCTGGAGGCCCACTGTAGTTGCACTGCTGGCCAGCGTGGCCAGGGCAGCGACGCCGGCGACCTGTAGAGCACTGAATCGGCCCACCATGTTGTCGATTGCGTTGCCCATGGCGCCCAGGTGGAAGCCGTTACCGACTGTCTGGAGTTCCTTTAGGCCATTGGCGGCCCCAGTGAAGTTGACTGACTTCTTGAGATCGCTGAGCGTGCGCATTGCATCTGCAGCGCCTCTCTGGAATTGGCCGCCATCGAACTTCATTCCGACGACGCGTTCGTCAATGGTACTCATGCAGATGTCACCGCCTTCCACACCTTGTCTGCGATCTTGTCAAATATGGGCCTCATCGCTGGATTGATGAAGTCCCGACCCTGGACGTAACCGCCAGTGCCTGTTCCATGGCCATGCTGCAGTAGAATAACCACAGGCACGCCATCTGCCATATGAGAGTTAGTCCACTTGATGGTCACGCCATTCTTGGTGACCTTGATTTCGTAATCCCAGGAGTTGGCGCTCTCTGAGGTGTCGATTGGGGTGCCAGAGCGAAGCGCTTCCACGCCAGCCTGAGCCAAAGGCTCGATTTGCCGATAAATATGGCCAGAACTAAGGAATTCCAGGAACTTATCGGTCTTCTGGAAGTCCCCTTTGGACTCAAAGCTGATCATGGCTCTCCAAATTACGCCCTCGGGTACAGGGTCATCGACGGGTAGAGGGTCAGACCCGGGTAGCTGTTCGTGACGGTGCCCGTAGCGTTGCCCACGATTGTGTTAGCCAGTTCGGTTAGCGTAGGCATTCGAGCAACCTCTGTAGAGAGGCTTCCGCCATAGAGGATCTTCTCGAGGGCTGTCAGCGAAGCAGACGTAACGTATCGTGAGTCGACGATAGCGTGTGCAGTCGGTCGAAGACCTGAGACGGTGATCGGACGCGTATGCAGAGTCCAGCTGAGCATCGTCGGACCCGTTGTTCCGCCCTGTGAGGCGTATGCAAGCGTACTAGGCGCAGCAATAGCCTGGTAGATCAGGTGGATCTTATATGCGTAGTCCGTACCCAGAAGATCGTTACCGATGAGCGTACGGTAGGACATCTGGAACTCTTGACGGATCTGCCCATCGTAGAGAACACCGTCTATGAGAACCAGACCGTCACAGGGAAGGAACTCGTCGGGGTAGTTGAACGCCTGAAGAGTTGCCTGATAGTCCGTCGGCTTCGCATCGCGGCGGTAGACCTCGCCGTCGATGTAGACAGGTACTGGCTCGGCATTGACTGGGTTCTGGGTGATGTTACTGAGGCCATTCCAGGCCACACCGGGTCCTTCAAGGGGGTATAGCATTCCCTTGTCGACTCCGGCTTCGAATTGCCGTGTTCCAGGGGCGTTCCATGTCGTTACTGGCATCTGAAGCTCCTTTAGCCGTTAGTACCGTACTGCTGTCGACGCTGCTGAAGCAAAGCACGGTGCTTAGCCATCGCTTCACCCTTAGACAGCTTCTTAGGCGGCGAGTTCTTGATGTTGGCAATGCGGATGAGCGTGAGTAGGCGCTGGAGATGCCATGTTTCGCAAGCGAAGGGGATCTGAAGTGCTGTCATCCAGTAGTAGATGAGCTCCGCGGTGATCGTTTCGGTAGCGGGTCGCTTAGGACCGTCTTCCGTAATCGTAGTAGCCGTCGGATTGCTGTTCATCCACGTGAAGATCTCTTCGAACTGAGATCGAGTGATGTAATTAAAGACATCTGGGGAAGAAACCGGAGCAGAATTCATGATCCTAACATAATCGATCAGCTGTTCCTCAGTCTTCTCGGTTCTACCGAGGAAGGCTTGGTTCCATTTTGATTCCCAGAGAGTAAGGGAGACCAGAGTATGATCTAGCACCAGCTCTGCTGCCGGCGACGTGACGAAACGCTCAGACTCATTGTCCCAAGCGTCGACTGAAGCGACATGCATGAATAGTGTGTCGATCATACTCTGGTCTCCTTACTGTTACGGAGCGAAGATCGCGATGACCTCGTCCGGGGTGGGCATCTTCGAGACACCGGTGGTGGCGTCGCCGTACAGCTTGTCCTCCAGCGCGGTGAGGTCAGCAGCCTCGACCTGGGTCGAGTCGATGATGATGTGTGCCGTGGGCTTGAGACCCGTGACCGGGTGCGGCGTGGTCGAGAACTCCCAGCTCAGCGCGAGCGGCTCGGTGTTCTCGTTGATGGTCGAGCGGGACTTCTCCGACGGGGCAGCCTTGGCACCCCACACGAGGTGGAGCTTGTAGCCGTAGTCGGTCGACTCGATGTCGTTGCCGAGCTCGGTTCGGTAGCAGAAGGCGAAGGATCGCCGGGTCTGCTGCTGGACCGAGACACCGACGCGGGGCGTTGCCGCACCGTCGCACTGGTCGAACTCGATGGGGGAGGTGAAGGCCTCGATCGTGCCGCTGAACTCCTCGGCAGAGATGAGGTTGAGGTACTGGATGTTGTCCGCGTAGTGCTTGTTGGACTCAGCACCCGACGGGCTCTCCGTGACGGCCGTGAGACCGTTCCACGGCACACCCAGGGGGTAGGTACCGTTGGCATCCTGAACGTACAGGACACCCTTCGAGACACCAGCTTCGAAGATGCGATCTCCGATGGCGTCCCAAGCGAGCTTAGGCATGGTTTCTCCTTCTAGAAGTAGAGGTTGAAGACGTCGTGGTTGAGATAACCAGACTGGAAGTGACGCGAATGCGCCGTCATGGGCAACGCAGCGATCTTGTGTCGTAGATCAGAGTCTACGTTCTGGGTGATCGTCGTTACCTGATAGCGATCGCGAACAGTGTAGGGTCGGTTGTCCGCGTGAGTGGTCACCATCGTATCGAGTTCGTACACGACACAGGGATACTCAAGAGTGAGGTTGCTCGTAGGCTGGAAATGAACCTTGACGAGTGGCCCGACTGTCGCCTCAAGAAGAACTTGAAGTTGCTGGCGTCGGGATAGGACCATCGTACACCTCCCCTATCCGAAGAATAAGGCGAGGCGGACGGCTAGCATCCACGTCAAGAACCTTCCATCGGGCACCCTTCCATTTCACATAGCGCATTGCGAACATGTTGTTCTGCGCATAGGGATTAGAAATGATGCTGATGGAGTTACTGACGGAAAGATCGTTATTAGCGACTTCCCCATCAGCCATTCCACGAGTGTTACGGAGGACGTCACCATAGTATCCAATCTCTACGATGACGTCCTCCGTAACTCCATAGCCCTTGTCTACGGGGACGGCGTAGCCGACCTGTCCATAGAACTTAGGCAAGGTTTCCTACTAGGCCGGCGTGAAGGTGAAGGGCCACACGTCGTCGGCCTCAGCGGGGATGTAGTAGCCGTCGAGCGCCTCGGCGGTGACGGTCTCGTCCTCGGTGAGCGTGTACGTACCGGTGACCTTCTGGCCATCGATGTAGTACGCCACCTTCGTCGCGTTGGTCGACGGGATCGTCACGACGTTGCCGGACTTGGTCGGCGCAGCCGGCGTGACAGCGTCAGCCGTGGAGAGGAGGAAGACGACAGCCGACTTGTGACGCGTGAGCGCGCCCGCGAAGCGGGTCTCCAGCAGGTACTTGTGCTGGTTGTAGTCGATGTCGAAGTCCTCGAACGACGTGATCTTGCCGCCCGAGTCCGTACCGACCGTGTAGTCGGACGGGTTGACGAGGATGCCGAGCACGTGCGGGTACTTCTCCATCACGTCGACCGTGACGATGCGCGACACGCGGAGCTCCGCGGCGACATCCTCGACCGTCTTGAAGTGCCGGCGACCCACGCCGTCCTTGGAGAGGAGCGCGTCGGTGAGACGGTCCTCGGTCGTGTAGAACGTCGGCGAACCGGAGCCCTTGTAGACCTTGCGCGAACGGAGGAC